GGTAGTCCTTCCACGCAGTGGATAGCCAGAGAGGTACTAGCGCAAAATCCCTTACGGGGCGCTTTCCACAGTCCAACACATAACACACTACATGCTTCCCCTTTTGTGTGGCCAAACAAGCACCACACCTTCTCGCCTCTTATGGCCGAGTGTCCACCCAAAGGGTGGTACAGTTCACTCTTTACTCTCATGGGAGAGATGGGTGTGTAATCCCTATGATCCAAGTGCGTCACTCTCGAATCGTTTGTCAATTGTTCGCCAGCCCCCTCACAACGGCCCTCATCCCTCTTAGCAGAACACCAAGGTGTCCGGTTCGAGTGGTACAGAGCATGAAGTGAGTTTGGAACTGACTGGTTTAGGCCACGCTTACCTAACCAGGTCTTTGCAGTAGAGTCGATTTGACTAACACATCTACTACCTCCTGTCATAATTAAAACTTTCGTAACCAGTGGTCTATCGGTGGGTGCGCGTAACAAGCTCGCACATTATGCCCACTTTACCGGGTGGTCAGCCAGGATTTTAAAAATTCGCGCTTTTTGCCAAGTTTCTGAAACCTGGACCCAAAAGCCACTCCCTCAAGACCCCCTTGAGCATCCTTCCTTTTCTTTAGATTAAACTATCAGACTTGGTTCTATACCAAGACCAACTATTTCGGTAACGTTTAAGCTGCCTTACACTAACGGAGAAGGAGGTTCTAAACCTCCACTAACCTCATGTTGGGGCTGGCCCCCCTATCCTCATGGGAGGGGTACCTACTGCAGAAAGGTCAGACGATCGCGGGGAATCCCTACGGAGCGCCGACAGTGTTTAGCGATAGCCGACTGGACAGTCGTGAAAGGGATGGAGTCATCGGTCGACAGACGAAGGTAGTGTCAACTTGATCCTAAACTGGGTTTACACCCCAGTATCCAACCAACTTAAGTGACTCATGCGTGGGTTTTCAAGCCACACCACATATCACGTATCCCAGGAGCTCCCTTTTACTATGGAGTTCTCGTTAAAAGCCCTTGAACAAGGTGAAAA